GAAAGAAATACCAACAGGAGACCAGCATTTACGCTGTCTGGAATACAGTGTATCTTCTCCACCGTTGACTTTTGGGTCTCTACCAATTTCATACGGTACTTTTGCGCCACAATTAGTAAACTCAATCGCTCCATTGCCGAGTGCATAAGTTGTATAAATCATTCCTGCCGGAAGAAGTACAACATAGTCACCAGCTTTTACCCCAGCTACATCACTCGCTACATCAGCTTTATTTACCTGTCCTCTTGTCGCATCGGACTCCACAACCTCAAGTGATCCTTCGTCTTTCTGTGTTGCCTTAACATATTTTGCAACTGCTTCCTCTGTCGGCATATTGTCATCAATCAATACAATCCGTCCGTTCAGCGTTCCAAGTGTTAAGTCTCTCTGAATTCCGTCCGCGTCAGTATATTTCATGTATGAAAGGAGTTTAAGGTTTTCAAGGTCTGTAGCAATCTTGGAATGGATTACCGCAAGGCTGAATTTTGACTTATTGTCTCCTAATGATTTCTGAATCGCATTGTTAAGTGTGGTTTCCTTAAATCCATAATCTGCAGTGCAAGAGACATCATAAGTATGCCCTGTTACAAAATCGCTGTTTCCTTTTCCTGTCATGGAAAAAATACCTTTCAGGATAGACAGAAGTGTACTCTGGTCCTCATCGTCCCAGTATTCTGCTACCTCTTCCGCTGCCGGAAGAAAATCCTCTCCTGTAATATCAGAAGAAAAGTCTTTCTCTGTCCATGCGCACGCACGTCCTACTACAATACGGCTGTGTGTATATGTATCTCTAGAAGTCGCATCAATGTCCGTTTTCCCATCATAATTTACACTATTTCCACCAATTCTTGCTTTGATTGGAATAGTCAGATAGTTACCGCCTGCTTGGTCTGGAAGTAGAGAAGCATATTCTGGTTTCTCTACGATAGCACCAGACTTTAAAAGTTCATTACGATTCAGATTTTCAGTGGCGTCAACATACGCTCCAAATACCTCACCGTTAAAATTTTTATTGTCAAATAATGGCATAAAAAATTCCTTTCTACCTATAAATTTTAAAAGGTGTTTAGGTTAGCGGCACCCCGTCAAAGTGCCGGTAATTATTTTGTTACATTTGCCATGTACTGGCTGATATCCAAGTCAGGATTCTCATTTTTCATCTTCATCAGTTCCGACATGGTATACCTCTGCCCCGGTTTTCCGCTTCCGGTACCAGGTTTTGTAAAGTTTGCTGCTTTACCCTTTGCCTGTTCAGCATCTTCATCCACAAATGCAGATGCATCTTTTTCTTTGATCTGAGCCAGCAAGTCATTAAGTCCAAGGATTTTTCCATCACTGAGCTTTAATCCCGCTTCTTTGATTTTTGCAGAAATAGCTTCTTTAGCTGCTTCACTGGAAAACTTGATAGATTCAAGTTCTGTTCTTAATGCGTCAGAAAAATCTCTTTCTGCAATTTTCGCATTATAATCTTCCTCAGCATCTTCCGCTTTTTTCTTCCAATCAGCTAATTCCGTCTGAATCTGCTCCGGGTCGATTCCATCAAACTTCTTTAATGTATCCTCTGCCGTGGTAGCTCTGGTAGTCATTTCCGTTAAGTCATCCTCAAGTTTTCCATTTTTCGTCTGAAGCTCTTTGATATCCTTCCCGTTCTCTTTCATAACAAACTGGATCTGCTCGTCTGATAAGCCCTGTGCCTTTAAATCTTCTGTTTTCATTTTGTTCCTCCGCTATTAGGTTATTTTAGGTGTGTAACCGACCACCAACGGTTGCCATTTTATAGGACTTGGCTGTCCAAAATAGGGATATGCGGAATCGAACCGCAGACCATTCTTGCTCTACCACTGAGCTATATCCATGCCAAGAATTTCAAATCTATGTAAGGAGGAAATATGGAAAAAATAGCAAATCAAAATACAGATTTGCATAACCGCATTGTGCGGTTAACCCCACCGGGACATTTGATTGTCCCTTTAATCAGAATTCCTCTAGTGGGAGAAAGGAGGGTGTCGATAAAAAAAATCAAGCTAATCACAACCCACAAATACATTATATCTATGGTTAATAATTAGCTTGTACCCATCTTATATGTCTTTTTTATTTCCGGTCGGAGTCAACGCTTTTATCAAATCGTCTCGCGTTTTTTTTAGACCTTCAATATTATTCCCTGTGATTTTGTTTTCAATCAGATTGAACATGCTTCGATTTATGTCTTCCCGTGTGTTACGTATACTTTTATAGTCACTATCAAGTTTTTGGTTAATATCATTGATAGAATCTTCTATATTTGAGATACGTTTTTCAATCTGATCTATTCGATTGTCCTGTTTTTCTTTCGGTGCTTTCAGTGACTTATACCACCCGGAAAGCACAGCCACTGCACCACCTACTATAGAAATAGCACCGCATATGGCTAATATCTGTGTTATAATTTCCATTCTCTATGCTCCATTCACGTCTGCATATCTTTTTGCTGCCTGAGCAGCTTTTATTGCTTCCTGCCTATTCCATTTTGCAACCTTGAGCCTGTCCGCCTGTTCTCTGAGGTCATTAGATTTACAGAATTCCCGATATCCTTTATTCTGCCTTGTCAATATAGATGCTTTTCTATCAAGTCTATTCTGCAACTCAAACTTTACTTTTTCGTCCTGGCAATTGTCTATGGCAGTCTGCAAATTCTGAATTGCTCTCTTGCTATCTCTGATTCTACGCTCATATAGGCGTTGCTTTTTCTGAGCTTCTTCGACCTTGTGATTGTCTGCCTGTGTTATCTTTTTATCTTCATACGGATTGTTTTTTCCATCGCCAGCTCCAAACGAATGCCGACAATTCACACCGCATAATCCCGTCACACTGCCATATCCAGTAGTTTTCTTGAATTCCGGATATTTCTTATCTTTTCCGGATCTCGAATAGAATCTGCCTTGCCACCACAGATGGTTACCTGGGTTCATTCCACCGTCTCCTGTACGAGCGCCAAGATGTGCAGATACAAGGATAGTGTCCCACTCCATTTCCTCCATGCGCTTCATGGATATTTCTGCAGCCACCTTTCCTATGCTTGTCCGAACAATCATAGCTGTAGCAGATTCCAAACTCATTTTATAACCACTTTTATACTCAACCTTTAAGCTATCATTTGCTAGATTATTCACTGCATCAGCCACAGCAGATGTGTAGGAAGATGCGCACGATGCTACCATGTGATATGCCTTATCCATTTCTCTCAGAAATAGCTTCTGACTTTCCTTTGCTGTAGTCCGCGTGAAGTTCTTCCACTCACCAAGCGTAACATTGTAATCTCTCTCCAATATCCTTAACAGGTCGGGCGATTGCAAAAGAGGAGCCGGAGATAATCCGGCAGCCTCATATATCGCATGATCCCACTTCAACGCCTCTATTCCGGCATCTTGGAATGCTTCCTTTATTTCTTTTTCCTGTTTTTTTGTCTTTTCAGCTATCTCTTTTTGGATATCTTCCAGAAGCAATCCAGCATCTTGCAATACCATAATTTGCCATCTATCAGTGGCAGTTAATAGATAATCATCACCACGCCCGATACGGTACATCATACGTTCTATAATCTTATCCATGATATTCCGATGCATTTCTTCTGTAATTTTTTCTGCTCCCTCTGTAATCCTGTAGAGATATTCCGGTGACAGCATTCCTATTTCCCTCTTCTTTCAGGAAGAATGTACAAAACAATAATTGTCACGCAAACAATCAATATATTCATCGTAGATGTTGCCATGCCTATTCCTCCTCTACTTCTGGAATTCCTGCCACAGATGTTAAAATGCTGGCGATACCAGCTACTACCGTCACACTGATAGCATATCTCCAGTCAATGTCATAGATCCCATTACCTACCACTACAAATCCGAGAGCTGTCTGAGCCATAGTTTTAACAGTTCTAACGCCTGTAGCTTTCAGCCATTTCACAGTGCTTACATTTGCCTTTAATACACAATTTTTGAACATTTTCATTACTCCTTTTTTCTTTATTGTCCTACATTTTTATTACATACTTGTACCCTTGCTACTCTTCATCGAACAGATTAGAATCTATTTCCTGCTCTGCCTTTGCCTCTTCTATCATTTGCTTAGCTTCGTCCTCACTCATTCCCTCGAATTTCGTGTAATACATCCATGCCGGTACATCTCCTTGTATCCTGTACTTCCACCAGTTCGCTGCATCTTCCTGGTAGTTATATGTGATGTCTCCAAAATTGTACGTAATCCCCTCTTCGAGTCTTTCCCACAGCTCCGGCGGTGTATTGCTGTATAAATCTGCCATAACATTGCAACCATATAGTAATTGATTCATGGTATCTTGGAGAGCATCACGGATATTTTTAATTGTTCGGATTGTCTCCTGGTCATCAGCTTCTACTTGTGTTGCGGTCATCATTCCGGTTTTTTCGTCTAACTGGAACATTCCCTGTGAGAATCCGCACTTAGTAGAAATCATGGCCAATATTGAATTAATATCCTTGATACGGCTGTCAGTCAATAGTGTAGACACATGCTCATGTATGGACTTATCACCATCAACACCAACGCCAAGCTCTACACCTCTGACGAATCGCGGGAGCTTCACATCATGCTCTGCAGCATACAGGATTGCCTGGTGCGGAATGAAAGTTACATGCTTACTGTCTTTAGTCTCTCCGCCTTTCCGGCTCCATGCCACGTCCAGATCTTCCAGCTCCACAATGGCATCTACCCAGATTGGTACTCCAAGCGCGCTTAAACGGTCAATTTTGTTCGGTGTTGGCATCTTAAAATATGCAAAAAGAGGCTTTTCCACATTTTCAAGATATACGTCCTCTTCCAGTCCGCTCCACTCCGGCACCTCTTCAAGAGTGCACGGTCTTCCGATAGACGAACCTATAGATGCTCCTGATCTCGCCTTGTATGCCTTATTCGTCACATGATATAACTTTCTCTCTCCGTCCTCTTCGAACCTGTGCCATTCTAGGCGAGTGTAGATATATCCACCACGCTCGACAGAAGTCTTGAAGATGCAGCCAAGTATATTCCCGTTGCTGTCCGCATTGGTCGGTGCAAAGTTACCAGGTTCTATATAATCAACATTCTCTTGATTAGGTTTGAACATAATCCCGGCATTCCCTACGCCCTCCGATACCCTGTCGTATATCTTCGCCAGTACATAATTTGCATTTTTCTGTAACAGCTCCGCTCGCGCTCCTCCGTCAATCTGTATATCCAAATCTAGTGTGACAAGTCCAGCTGTCACATTATCAATGTATCCTGCGAAGTTGATAGAACGGATATCATCATCTTTGTCCACCCATCTTGGATTACCAGATGTGATTTTATAAAAATCGTTGATTGCTATATCCATAGCATCAGACAACAATATTTCTGTGTCGAATGCATCTTTTACCTCTTTCCGAAACAAACCATTTAACACCGTCTTTATTTTTGTAAATATGCTCATTAATATCTCCACCTCAACCGATTTCTTAAAAATGTATAGCAATAATACCGTGTATCATCCATACTGTGGTCATTTTCCTTGATAACTACATCATCGTTTTTCTCCTCGTCCCAGCAATACAGACCATACTCAGCAATATTGTCCTTACAGTCCTCATGTACGCTTAACATGCCCTTATTGAGTAGCGTGGTTACTACACGAATACCGTCAAGTACGTCATTATTTGCACCGACTACATGATATTCTCCATATTTCTTAATGACTTCAATGAATGATGCTGCTGACGGGTCAACAATGATACTTTCTACCTTCCGGTTTCCTATCAGCTTTTTCAACTCTGTATAATACTGTTCGTCATCCAGTCGCTTTCCTTTTTCACGGCTGTTATAGTAATACTCCGCCTCGCGCTGGCTGTGCTGTCCGTCAAACGCCCACAGTCCGGCAGAGAATGGGTTAACTGTACCATAATCGACAGATACAATGTATTCTAGCGGTCCTGTCATATGCTCATGTGCTACATGCTTCTCCTCGTCAAACATAGAATATACAAGACCTTCTGCAACGCACCACAGACCTAATATATAGCGCTTGAAGAATACACCTATATACATGCCTCTATATCGTTCTTTCGTTTTTTCGGATAATGACAGATTATCGTCCATTGTGAAATGCAAATAAACTAAATCTTTTTCCTTGCATTTGTCAATCCAGTTGACTTTAAACCAATGGCGAGGGCTTCCCGGGTTGCAGTTGAACCAGAATTTAGAACCATCAACAGAGCATCTTGCAGTAGCCTGGTTAACAAATGATTCCGGCATCAGTGCCACCTCGTCAAAAAACATTCCAGCCAATGTGATTCCCTGTATCAGATCTTGCGAGCGTTCGTCCTTGCCTCCGAATATGTAGAAGTAGTTTGTCACTCCGTCCTTGCTTATCGCTATCATATTATCAGAGCGATGATCTATCACCTTATATCCTCGACTATATAGCATCATTTTGAGCCAAAACAAAACGTTTCTTCGGAATGATCCAATTGTTTTTCCAGCCATTCCGAGATTTTGCTGGTCAAATGTATTCATTGCCCACAGCACGAAAGACAATGACATGCATAGGGTTTTACCGCTTCGGATAGCTCCGTCAGCTATAATTCCGTCTTTATCCTTGACAGGACTAGCCGGACACCACCATGTTAATACCTGCTTTTGCTTTCTTGAAAACGGCTGAAATTTAAAACCTGCTTTAGTGGCGTGCTTCTTTAGCGTTACCGCTCTCGCCTTTATGCATTTCCGTATCTTCTCGGCGCGTTCTTTATAATTATTCATCATTCCAAACCTCGCCAGCCGTTGCATTCAACGCATCCATGAAATTATCAACAGTTTTCTCTTCTGGTGTATTGTCTTTTGTCTGTGCCTCAAGTCTCATCAATTCAATATCCATCTTTCTATCATCAACGTCACGCTTTAGCAACTCTTTGGCTGCGTTTATCCTGTCCGATAAAGCCGGATCAAGCTCGAATTGGTCTTTTACTTCTCCGCGCATTGTGGAGGTTAAGAATTGTAGAACCTCACGAATATCTGCTATCTTCTCATCTTCCATCTCCTTGCGCAGTCGTTCTATTAATGCTATAACAGACGGGTTTTTCATATTTGCCGTGCCTGCTTGTCTCGCGCTCTTCTCGCTGTATCCTGCCTCAATTGCTGCCTGCGTCTGATTACCACACTTCAAAAACTCTAATGCAAATTTCTCTTGCTTGAGCGTTATTGCTTCTTTTGCCATATCATTCCGCCCTCCGCAAGTCCAGTAAAGCACTCTTTCACTACCTTCGATGGAACACCAAGTATATAATCTTCAACAGTGTATTCACATTCAGATATTCTTTTTAGCTTCGCAATTACAATTCTTTCATCTTCCGGCATGTACTTTTGAGCAATAAATATATCTCCCGGCATACACTCCCCATTGCAGTCAATAGGGCAAAATGCACCACTTGTAATTCTAAGTTGCCCCTTTTTTACTGTCCGGCATTGTATAAATTGCACATCTTCTATGCCAAGCATCCCATTCTTTAGATATTGGTCAATGTTCACCGTCTCTGGTATTCTATTGATTATCCTCATCGCCATTCGCACACCGCCTCCCATATATCTTTTAGGCACATCGTTATTTCCAACTGCGATGCGCTCCGTAATATCTCCAGATCTCTTATCTTCCAATCGCCATATCTGTTCTGTGTCATGCATGGAGTAGATAATATATATACAGTGATGATTCTCTTCTGCTCTTCACTGTAAAATTGGGATGTGCCTATCTTGATTATTAGCCTTTTAGTAATTATGGCGCGCTGTAACTTACGCATTGTATTATTAAGCTTCGCCATATCCTGCCACCATGTATTTTTTCATCAAAAAAAGACACCTCCCCACGATACATATATAGTAATAGTGTACCGTACGGAAAGCGCCTTGCTTGTACCCATATTTAGTTATTT